CAGCGTAGACAAAGAAAAGCCCCCGATAGCTTAGGCCGTCGGGGGTTTTTTATTTAGCTGCGAAGAAGAAGTTCGTGCTCTGTCATCGCTGTCTTACGCAGCGCTTCCATCATCTCTTCGAACGATCGTGGGTCTCCACCCTCTGTGCCTGATGCTGTATCGGGGCCCATGTTCATGAGCTTGATGCCTTCTGGTACTGGCTCTGGCTCAGGCGCTGGTGGTTCTGGCTCCGGTGCTGCTGGTGGTGGGTAGATGGCCCGAACCATCTTGACCGCGTCTTCTGGTGTGAAGTTGGCCTTTGCCAGTTCGCAGAACTTATCGAACGCGTCGTCGTTGTCGTAGACGTCCTTTGCTTCGGTGGTCAGCCAGTGCTCGAGTTGATCGACCTGTACTTCTACCTGCGACTCCTGGAACTGCTCCATCTGTTGGTGCACTTCTTGGTACTGGCGCATGTACTTGTCGCGCTCTGAAGCGGCGGCTTCCATCTCCGCGCCGTGGGCGCGCATAGCCTTCTCGTGTGCTTCCTCAGCCTCTCGTCGGAGTGCTGTGAGTGCCGCACGGTGAGCGACTTTAAGCTCGTCGATTTCCTTCTGCTTCTGCACCATCGGATCGATGTCACCGTGCAGCCATCGCTGAACCTTGATCTCCTGGTCGCGGACTTCCTTCATCAGTTCTTCAGCCTGACGACGTTGCTTGGCGAGATCCTGGTACTTGTTGGTGTAGCCGCGCTGCCAGTTCTGATACTTACCCTCGATACCTTCCAGCAGTGCGTTCCGCATTTCTGGATCAATGTTCTGCATCCACTCTGCGCTACGAAGACTGTCGAACTCTCCGTTCCAGTCGAATACTGCTGGCGCATCTTCGATCGGCTCTTCGACTGCGGGCGCTGCTTCTACAGGCTCGGCAGCCTCAACAGGCTCGGCTGACTCTACCGGTTCTGCGGCCTCAACAGCCTCAGTGTCGGTGGTTTCTGCGACTTCGTTGTCTTCGTAAATCATGGACCTACATCTCCCCTTGTGGTGCCATAGCCGGCGGCATTGCTGGCGGTGCTGCTTCTGGTTGTGGCATCGCCTGTTCTGGCTGTGCCTCTTCGCCTCGTGCAGCAATCATTTCAAGCTGCATGAGGACTTCAAAGTCATCTGCGATCATCTTAGCAAGCTCATCGGGGCTCTTGCCCTGTGTCTTGCCGTACTGCTGAGCCGCGTCGAAGATCTTCTGTGCTCGCTCCGGGGTCATGCCCAGAGCCTCTTCGAGTGGCTTCAGACTCTCGTCACCTTCACCCTCAGGTGCAGCCTCCGCCTCTTCGCCCATCTTATCCTCGCCCTCTTCGGGGTCGGACTCACCTCGACGCTTCAGTTCGGCGTCGATCTGATCGATGATTGTTTGAGCATTCTTTGCTCGGTCGGACATCTCATCCGGCTGATCAGCTTCGGGTTGAGGGGACTTCATTGCTTGTGCTTCTTCGGCCATGACGGCTCCTGAGGTAAATCTTACCGGTGTGGTGTAACTAATCTAGAATATCTGTCGGAGCCATTTCAAGCTCAATATCAACAAGCTCGAATGTAGCCGGTGCACCGATGGCACGGAGGAACTTGTTGGGCAGTGATCGCTTCTCGCCCGTTTCGCGGTCCTGATAGATCACGCCGTCGCGAACAGAGTCGGGCACCATGGCTCGCAGAGATCTCTTGTTGTCGTCTGCTTTACGTTGAGCCCGTTCCACGAGGATGGGATCGGACAGCAAGTTTCGTCGTGATGGATCTGGCATTACTTCGTCTCCGCTGGCGCAGGCTTCTTCGGTCCGAGTGGGGTACCTTCAGCCTTCATAGCCTTAGCGTAAGTGGACATTTCTTTCAGTGTCTGGTCATCGCAGTTACGGGCCTTCTTCCGCTTCCAGCTATTGTGGCGGATAGTCTCGAGGCGGTCAGCCTTTTGTGCCGGCGTCTCCTCCTGAATGTTGACTCGCTTGCCTGGGAACTTTGCCTCGATGGTCTTGATGCATCGATCGTAGTCTTCCTTGGTTTCGGCGACTCCGAGAACTCCAAAGTCTACGGCCGCGAATGATCCAGGGCCTTGACCATGGATTGCATAGCGGAGCCCACGGAAGCTCATCTTACGTTCGCTGCCGCACTCAGGGCACGGGTCTGGTCCGTCTGCTCTGCGGTAGATCGCCTCTTCCTCGAAGAAGTCGCAGCCCGTACACTCAACGTTGTTCATTATTAGACTCATGAGTCGTCTTCCTCAAACGTAGTCATCAGTTCTGCTTCCCTCAAAAGTTCTAGGAATTCGGAGTTCATTTCGCTAGGTTGGTTATCGTAGTCATAAAGTGGCTTCATGAGCGTGTCTATGGGCGTAAATTTTTTGAAGTGATCAAATGACCGCAGCGCTTCGTTCGCACCAACAAGCGTATTGTGCCCTCGAAGAATACGATTACCCTCATCAGGAACGAAAAACACCTCGCCCCCTGGGTATACTTCCTTGTCGTACTTTTGGCCGTCGATCGTAACTTCCGTCCTGCTGCTCGGTGTCTTGCCGTCGAACTCCTTGTCGTACTGTGTTCGCGCTGCATCCTCCGCGGCGGCGGTGAGGGCCTCACCCTTTAGGTGACCCGGTAGGTGCTGAGCGTATATTTCTGTGTTGGTTTGGCCTGCGGTCGGACCTTGCGGCCTTGTGGGTCCTGTTGTTCCGCCACCGCCGATGCCTTGCCGCAACTGCCGTCGTTTGCGCGCAGCCTCTCGTTCTTTCTTTTTTCTTGCGATCCAAGCACTCCTTGCCTTTCGTGCCGAGCGGACCATATCTTGCGCCATTGCAGGAGCGTCGATATCCTCATCGATGTCGAGATCGTAGTCACCGAAATCGCCTCGGGGGATGGCTCCCATGCCCTCTTCTTCGGGATCCTTGTCCATGTCGATGTCCGTACCGACTGAGGGGCTCAGTGGCATAGGCTTATCGAGGCTGAACACACCTGCGGCCTCAGCCTGTTTCAGCTTGAGTTCCTTGCGCTTCTTCTCGACATCGGAGTCGCCCGCCTGGGGTACCGAACTACGCTTGTCGAACATTCGTCTGCTGTAATCGCTCATGCCATCCCCGACCTGTTTTTGCCTTCGTGCATCTTGTGTTTGCTATGCTGGATCCCTTTCGCTGTGTCAGACTTCTTCGTGCTGTCTGCCCTCGCTAGTTTCTGTCTGCCTGCCCTCGTAGCTTTCAACGCTGCGATTGTCGCTTTGGGTAGGTAAACCTTGCCCGATGCCTTCGGACCCTGAACACTCTGCGATCCATCTTCGGTCTGCCACTCTTGCCCGGTCCATTCGTCTAGCTTTTCTGCCTGCTCGCTTTTACCCATCAGTCTTTGTATCCTCCGCCGGCTGCCTTGTACTGCTTGGCCAGCATCTGGGCTTTCCGCGCAGACCACTGGCCCGGCCTCCCGCCTTTGTTTCCGGCCAANATTTTTTTGAACAGTCGCTTACGTAGTCCCGGCTTGGTGTAGTTGCCTGCTTCGTTGACGCGGCTCTTGCTCTTCTTCTTGCGCCCCTTTACGGCTTTGCGCAGCTTCTTCCGCTTCGTTGATCTTTTGTCAGCCATCTGCCCGCCCAGCCCACACTACGCACGTGCGTTGCGACGCACACTTAAAATCTAGAGCGGAGCAGTATCCGAGTTCACCTGCATCGATGGCTTGCTCTGGATCACCTTCGTCGCCGATGCCCATCTCAATACATTGCTTCATCGTGTCTGACGTATCGAAGAAGCTGCAATTTCCGCATCGCATCGTCATCACGTTTTCGACTGTGTCGTTGAACTTGTCAGCAAACTTCTGCCAGAACTCTTGGTTGCCTCCCTCGACGTCGAGCGCGGGGTTTGCTGGGCCGTACATTTTGGTGTCCAGGGCGTCCTGTCGATTCTGAAGATTGACTTCGAGGTCCTGCGTAGCAACGGGGCAAGACTCTGACATCTCGGCATCCCGCTTCATCTCCCCCATCATTTCGTCGTAGGTAGCCATTACCACTTCACCTTATCTGCCCAGTAGGCTGCGCTGAGTTTACCCTTAGCGATGTTCTTGCGGTGACGCGACTTGAAGCTCTTCCGCTTCTTCTTCATTCTATCGGATTCACCCTTCTTGGGTTTGCCTGCCGTGCTTGCGCCCTGCTCACCGAAACGAATCAGCTTGAGTGTGCTGCCTTCCTGAGCCAACACGATGTGACTTTTCTTTGGGTGATCAGGCGTCCGCTTAGGAATGTTGACGCCCTTGAGCCGGTGCTTCTTGAGCAGCGCGGCTTTTCTGAGCTTGTCTCGTTTCGACAGGGCCATGACTTACTCACTCGCGAATGGGTGCTCCGCCACCACCTGGCAGCGCTTCTTCTACTGGCGTTTCGTCGGCGGGTACTGGGATCCCCATCTGCTGTAGTGCAGCCGATGCTTGCTCTGGGTCCATTGCCATTAGTTCTTCTTCCACACGACGTTGAGCGTCCAGCGCTGGTGCACCGGCAGCGGCACCGCCGAGCTTTGCCTGCTGCTCTGCCTGCATCATCATTTGTTGCTGCTGCATCGCCTGCTCTTGCGCAGCAATGATGTCTTCCTCTGGAATCAGAATCCTGCTCGGCAGTCCGAGGTTCGTCAGTATCTCCTCCGTAAGCCTTCGAATGTTGACGTTTTCGTTCTGCGAAAGGAACGGCAGCATTTGAATGAGCGTCTCCGCCATCATGCCTGGGTTACGTCGGATCGGGTTGTAGCTAACGATCTCGAAGTCTACCTCGACATCGATCAAGTTCTTGTGGGTAAGTTCGTCCCACTTTGTTGATCCTGAGATCCGAATCAGCTTGTTGTCCTTCATGTACTTCTTGCACAAGTAGAATGCTTTCTTGGCTACGTCTTCGATTGCATCGTTCAGGTGACCCTCACGAGTGGCCAGTCGAGTACGCATCTGCGCGTCGATGATCGCCATCTCGGTCGCTGTACGTGCNCCTGCAACCTGCCCGCGAGCAGCCTCAGCAAGTGCTGAGATGAATGCTGCATCATCTTCTTGTCGTGCGATGAACTCTTTCACGCCCGATGGACTGTTCGGGATGGGCATCTCGTAGAACAACGTAGCGAGACTACGGAGGGCCTCGCTGTTCGATGGGTTGATACCCACGAACGATCCGGCGGATGCGTCTACTGCCTTGTTGAGATCTTCCTCAGTGACCCGACCCGAGTCATACATGACGCGGGGCACCTGGAGGTACGTGATCTGCTTCATGTGCGTCAGAAGGTCGTTGATGGTCTCCTGCTGCTTCAGCACCAGTTGTACCTCACTGAGCCCAAGGCAATCGATGCCTGACTGGTTCAGAGAGAACATCGAGTACGGGATGTAGTCGATCTTGTCTTCGAACACGACAGCATCAGCTTGCTTGATGTAGTGCTGCATGATCCCGCGTTCGCGGTCGTAGTATTCGTAGACGGTCACCCACTGAAAGGCGTCTCGGACTGTATCTGTCGATGCCTTCTGGTTCTCATCGAGGAGCCACTTCGGGTAACGATCAGGTGTGACCTCTTTGACAAGCTCTGCCTTGTACTGACCGGACTTGACTCGAGCCCTGAACTCATCGAAAGAAATGACTGTAGCCTCAATCCAGTACCGGATGTCATCGACATCGCGCACCGTGAGGTCGAAAAAGATGCTGGATGGGTTGACTGCCCGAATGATAGGCATGTCACGCTTAGCGTCCCACCCAGTCTTGAAAACACCGCGCTTACAGAGCACGGCGTCAATGAGTGCGGTGGCTGCCTTCCGACGGAACTTGTTGGTGTCGAACACATAATCGATCAGGCCGGTCACACTGGGGGCTGCGTCCTGAGATCGCGGTGTGCGAGCGATAGCTCCGACAGAGGGGTTTGGTCCAAGCAGTGCACTGACCGCCGTATCTGCGATGGCGTAGATGAGATTCTTCGAACACAGATACGTATGCGAAGCGGTCCCCGCAATATCGGAGTCCGTCATCGTGAAGAAGTTGCCTCGATAGAACCTACGGGCCTTATCGAAGTCCTTCTTTTCTGAACGCTTGTAATAGTTCAGATGTCGGTCAATTAGTTTAGACAGCTTGGAAGCCATGTCTTACCCCTGCGATACCACGGTTCCGAAACGCTTAGGATCTTTAGTGGTTTTCTTAAGTGCGTCCTTTTTCTTTTTGAGTTCCGCTTCCTGTTCGGTAGGACTCATTTTTCGGATTTTTTCCTCCGTCTCTTTTTTCTCCGTCATGGCTCTTTTCGTCTCTTCGGCCTTCTTTGTTTCGTAGTCGCTTGCCATTTTTTACTCCCAAATATTTGATGCTGGTCTAAAAGGTGATCGTGCTGATCGGCGTTTGTGTGCCTTGATTTGATCAAGCTGCTTGATTGTAACTTGTCCTGGCATGTAATCCGACTTTACTTCAGCCGCAGTGTGATTGAAATGCCTTCTCGAAAGAATGTCAGCCGCCATCACAGCGGTACGAGCGCGGTCGAAGTGGTGGATTGTGCCGTCTTCTCCTCGGACGCGCTTCTTCCTGGTGCCGTCATAATTAAGTAGTTGGTGTAGCATACCTCTACTACGAATATGCAGATCGCGCTGGCGCAACATCTGCACTAAGCGGGCCTCGGACTCCTGGAGTCGCTTGTTGGTCGCGTACCATCCGGGGTGATTCCTATCTGTCCAGAGCAAGTTTTTCGTTTCTTGATCCTTGAGAATCGCAATGCACGCCGTAGCGTTGGACTCGACGGCAAGCAGGGCACCCAGGTATCTCTTCTGTACGACCTTTAATCTTTGAGCAAATCGGTCTGGTGACTCGCGGTCCTCCCAGAAGGCGACCTCTCGCCAGTCTGTGGCATCCCATACAGTCAGGGCGGACTTGTCACCGGTGCTACCAAATCCAGCGGGGTCGGCGGTGATCAAATACTGATGCCCTGGTTTGGGGTCCTCGAACTCGTGGCACGCATACGCACCGACGTCCGGGTCACGTTTGGCCTGCTCCAGGAGGGGCTTNAGAATCTCTGCGGGCATGACTGGGTTCGTTGTTCCGAGCCACCCATCGTAAGCATCAGACGGATACTTNCAGGAAAACAGACGGGGGTCACCTACAAACTCTGTGTTCAGACCCCGTCGCCTGAACGCCAGGTTGCTCACCGACATGCCGTCATGACGCCTAAGATATTCCCTTTCGGACGATGTGGGTTCGAACCCGTCATCGAACTCTTGGCAGCTTTCGTCTTCCCACCATTCCAGGAACAAAGGTGTGAACCGACTGGTGCCTTCGAGAGCGGAGCGCCACATCTGCTCATGATGTGACCCTGCTCGTCCTGGTGTGGACTCGAGGATTACTTTAGCGTTCGGCCGCTTGTTGACCGTCGGGAAGATGTTGATTGCAGCCTTGCGCTGCCACTGAGCTTCACCGAACTCAGTAATGACGAGCCTGTCGATNGAGCGTCCGATTGCTGGTGAGCGCCCGCCNGCTGTCAGAACTTTGATGCCGCCACCGTGCACGAACTGCATCTGTGTTGCGCCCGCTTTCTTGCCTGGCGCTAGCGGCATCCGTACATCTGCTGGAAGTTTGTTGTATGCGAAAAGGATCCTCTCAAAGATGTCCTCGGCCGTGTCCTGACGTTCTGCAATCAGCAGTCCTTTGACGCCACTGAGATACATACAATCACGGAGTAGCAGCATCACAGAAACTGTGGTGATCTTGGCCTGACGAAACTTGTTCACCATAAGCCACCTGTTTTCGTCGTATGCCTTCAACAGNTTNCGNTGTGTATGCGTAGGCTCCATGTACCCCGTTGACTCGTCNTCTCGTACGATCTGACACATAGATACGAACGCGTCGGGAGTCGCGAACAATGCTCGCACCTTTCCCTCATGTATTCCTGGGGCGGAGGCGAACTCTGCTCCACCAGTGACCACATTCTTTCTTTTAGCGGGCGTCTGCTCTGCTGTTGTTGCCATAACGGTAATACTATCATGTAATTTAATTACTGCCGAACTAGGTACTTGCAGCATTTCTTTGTGTGATGTATACAAATACTGCACCCATTTAGACGTGTCAGGTAGCCGTTTGGTCTGACTCAAGCGTTGCGGGCAGGCGAGAACAAAGTTTTTTTAACCCTCTCTGTGAGAACAAAATGTCTATCAGTACTGAACTGCTGAACACTACGTTCGCGGATCTCCGCGGACCTCTGGTAAATTCGTTTGTTCGTAGCAATGAGCTGTTCGAAGCACTTAACTCCAAGGCTCGCATGCCCATGGAAGGCGGAACGAAGATTGAACGTTCCTTCTCCGGTGGCGCGCCTGCTCGCGGTGTTGGTGTCTACGTCGGTGACGAGCTACTGAACATGACCCGTCGTCAACAAATCCGTAAGTATGAGGTTGAGCCACACCGTATGGTTATGGCTATCAACATTCCCAAGCGGGAACTCAATCAAAACAGCGGAAAGCTTGCCGTCATTCGTCTTATCGAAGAGTACCCGCANACCTCGATGGAAGCNGCTAAGTCGGACTTGAACAAGTACCTGCTTACTGGTGCCAGCCGTGGTCTTGCCTTCGCTTCTTCCGAGCTTTACGGACTTCTGACCCTCAACGGTCAGTTTGCTTCTGGTATCGGAACTGGTGTTGGCGCCGGTCTCCTCGACTTCGAGGCGTTCACTGCGCAAGGCGACACTGTGCAAGGTGTGGCAAAGAGCAGCAGCTACTTCCACGCTAACCAATACAATGACATCTCGTCGTTCAGCGCTAACGGTATTACGCAACTGCGTAAGACTTACCGTCAGTGTGCTCACTACGCAGGTGGCGTGGGTAAGGGTCCCGATCTCGTGATCATGGACGACGATACCTACACCAACTTCGAGGACAGCCGTCGGGACAACGTTCGCGTTAGCATCGTTGATGACAAGATCGACAAGAGCAACACCCTGGGACTTTCCATGGGTATCGCTTCCGTCACCTCGTCAATCGACCTTGACCGGACCGACACTTCTGTCTTCTCTGGTGCGGCACTCGACGGTATCACCTACATGCTCAACACTGACTACATTGAGTTCCCGATGCTTGAGGCACCGAACATCAGTGAGTTCAAGGAGCGCGTTGGTGACCAGGATGTCGTTACTGCAATCTTCGCAATGCAAGGAAACATGATCTGCACTAAGCTTCCGGCTCAGGGTGTTGTTTCCGGTGGCGCGGTCTAAGGAGGTACATCATGGCTGGATCTTTTACTACAGGCGGCAGTGTCGCTAATGGCGTACTATCGCAAACCGGATTTTCCGAGACCTACGATAGTGAGGTGTACCCACTGGGTACAGTTCGCTTGCAGCAAGCAGACGAGGTTTCCTCTGGCGTTGCTTCTGGTACGGCTATCGCGGCGGGTACGGGTAACTCAGGCGTCGACCGGGACCTTAACTTTGGTTTGCTCGCGGGTGATCGTGAGTGGATTTTCATCAAGGCGACGGTGCAGATCGACGCTGGGATGACAGCAGAGTTTGTCCCGGCTTCGGGTGCATACCATGCACGACCATGCACGGCTGACGAAAGTGACCCTAAGCAACTCGCTGGTGTCGCTGATAATCAGATTGCCATCAACAAGTATGGTTGGGTGATTAAGCGTGGTACGGCGGTGTGTTCAGTGTCTGCTGGTGTTGCCGTTGGTGACAACTTGTCTACCGATGGTGCGACGGGAACTGATGGTTTCGTCGATACTAACGGAACAGACTTGGCCGACACCCTCGGAAACATGGGTGTCGCACTCGAGGCTATCGGGGGCACGAAGGCTGCATTTGCTCAGGCGTATATCAGCGTCGGCTAATTAGTTTGTTCGTGATACACTTAGGGGGCGTGGCTTTCGGGTTACGCCCCCTTCGTCTTTAGGAGGTCCCGTGGACGTTTCGTTGGCAGCTTTGCGTAGTCGGTTGTACGCCCTCCGTTCGTGGGACTCGACTGGTGCGACTCTCGATGCTCGTATTCGTGCAGCGCTGAATCTCGCACTAGATCGTATTGCCGGGGACATCCCGGAAGCAATCGTGCCCGATGAGGAGCACGTCGTTTTGTTGCCCACGGTGGCAGGAAACGAGTCCACGGTCGACTCCAAGGTGGCCACGTACGGAAACGATAAGCGCCTCCTTTATTTTGTGGACAGCGCCGGTGCTTCTATTGGTGCTCCGGCAAGCCTGACGACCTGGCGACCGACAGTGACAGGTGAGTGGGATGGTCTCATGCACCTCGAGGTCACCGACTCCGCTGGTCGTATTCGCCGCCGTCAGAGTCGTGAGTGGTTCACTAAGGTTGTTGGGGACACCACACACTACATTGTCAGTATTGACAGGCCAATGCCTGACATCATTGCTGGAAATGCTGGTCAATCATTTCGCATTCACCAGCCTGAGTTCTTTTTGTCCGATGATGTGATGGAGGTTCTTGAGCCTGCCCGCATCTTCGACAACACACGTCAGCAGGTCTATAAGATCGCGACAGCGTCGGCGTATCGAGATGACCTCTTGGACTTCCAAGGTAGCCACAGCGGCCGTCCATATCGATGCTGGCGTAACCGTCACTTCCAACTTCCTGCCCCTACTGAAGCGCCGACGATTGTCGAGATCGATATTACTCAGCGGACCACACCGGATGACTCTGGTATTGAAGTTCCCGATTTCGATGAGGTCGGACCCCAGCCTGGTCCTGGCCTTGGTGGCGGACCAACTGGACCTAGCGGCACGTTAGGTTCGCCTGGCGGTTACTCACCGGGTGGTGCCGGTGGTCCGTCAAGTGGAGATGGGTCGGGAGCGGGAGGCGTCCCGACACTCTTTATGGCTCCGGCTCCGTCTGGTGCTGGCGCATCTGCGACTTTTGGGACTGCGGCAGCAACTATGCCCATCGGTTCGGCGACTCTCGGAACATCGATGACAGCCGTAGACCCGGCGTACAAATGGTCAGCGAATGCTTTGCGTGAGGGAACCTGGGCCGTTCGCTACACTTATGTGTGGGGTAGGCGAGACGATGAGTGGCAGCAATCTCCTCTCATCGCACCCGGTGGTGATCAGGACAATGACAGCACCTTTGACTTGAACTGGGCTTACGAGACCGATTCTGTGCTGACTAATGAAGCTCGTTACACCGGCATAAACGACCCTCTGTGGGAGAGCGCGCCTTCCCCGGTAAAGATTATTCAGCAGAAGAATACTTCTACGGGCGATGACGGGGCACTCGTATTGTCGGCAACGAACATCGACTCAATGTTGGGTTTCGGCGATTCCGCGTTCGACCGATTCAGTCGTTCGGGATTACGGATTCGATACTACGTGGCTCATCTCGATAAGGATGACGCCGGAGTAGGATCATTGAACTCGGTAGAGACCAGTGAGCGTTTCTATCTTCTGTGCGAAGTTGAGCCCACATTCGACCACGTAAAGGCTCTTTCTGACGCAGGAATCACTGCCCCTGATGGATTGCTAAGGGATACCAAAATTAAGGGTGCCCGTGTAGTTTGGGACGGCAGTAACCTATATGACTACTACCGCCCCCTGAAGCACAGCACGGGGTACTACGCCTGGCAGGTATACCCAAAGCAGGATCAGCGCTACGAGCTTGATTTCAGAGTTCTTCGTCTACCGAAGAAGTTTATTGATGATCAGGACACGGCGCCTATTCAGCGCGACGCCGTGCCATGCTTGATCGAGCTTGCACTCTATTATGTCAGTCTTGACGACGGTAACGATCAGCAGAGTGCGCAAGCACATTTGAACCGGTACCACGAACTGATGCGAGGATTTAGGCAGCGCTACGCAAATGTTGGTGGTAGTGTCGAACCGGTCCCGTTTACGGGTTATCGTAGTCGTGACCGCTATGGTACATTCAGTACCAGCGAATAATTGGTTTGGCTCCCATTAGGGAAGAACAACAAAGAGGTAAGCATGTCCGATAAGAAACTGTACTCAACACTCACCGCTATCCCCCGCTGCAAGGTTGGTGAAAATGTCTACCGTAAGACCCTCGTTGGTCAGTACGAAGAGGCAATGATCGTGAGTATCTTGAGTTCCAGTCCCACATCAGAGAACTGGTCGGCAACGATCATGACCAAGAACGGTGTGGAGCACATGAGCGGTGGCGTTGAGCATCGCACGATCTACGACTGGATGCCTGTCGGTTGGGTCTACGACGAAGCTCAAACTGGTTGGGTTCCGCCCCAGAGCATTCTTCGTGACGACTCCAAGGATGTCGAGGACATCGAAGATCCCGAGCAGGCAGTGATCGTGGCATCTAAGAATGTTTTCGTGATTCCGGCTCCCTGGGATGGCGAGAAGTTCATGTCCTGGCGATCACGGGTGAAGAAGTCCGTGCCCGCACTTTCGTCGCACGCTGCGGCGGACTCTGCACTTTCTGAATCGTGGAAGAGCAAGCAGTACGAGATTACGATCTGAGCCGGGGTGAGTAGTGGCGGGCCCGACACGTCAATCGACTAACACTGTTATCATTCCGCCTGGTGAGGGTCGGCAGACGTATTCGTCTGTCGCTCTTGCTTGGTACGTCGAGAATCTTGAGCTTGACGAAGATAGCAGTCTCAAGAGTGTCGTTGGCCCCTCTGCTCTGCGGATCGCTTCCGCTGCCTACAAGAACACTGGTTCCGAGCCTCCGAACGATGTCATCACGAGGTTTGAGAATCCCGTCTTCGGCAGCGGGTACGGGTTCCCTGCGTATGCGACACTTGGCGCTCGACCACACAGCATCTACAGTGCAAACCTGCTGAACGGTTCTGCACACACTACCGTGTACAGGTTCGGTCGTGATCTCATTCGGTTTCGTGGAGGTAGTGACGACCCCGACGAAGTTCTCGTTAGCGACCTCAGTTCTGTGAGCAACCCAAGGTTTCCAGATCAGTACGTCACGTTGGGGAACAACATCATCTGGTCTAACGGAGTTGACCGAGCACGGNTCATCACGTTTACCGGAGCATCATTTGAGCTGGGCTACGATCATCCTGCCGACACTCCAGTAATCTCTGGTCCGGCGAAGCCCGACTTCGACGAGGTACCGCAGTATTATCCGAACGCT